CACGTCCATTGATTGCGCTCAAGCATGCACAAAGCATAGATCCGCTCTGGCGGATCAAGCGGCGCGCTAGCATGTTTAGCCGCGACCTTCTTTCCGGCGATCATCACCGCCCAATAACACTCCCATGCCGCCTGGTCGTGCCATCGATCACCGGAAACCGCAAGAGGGGCAATCCCCTCGCTTGTGGCTACCTGCGGCAGAACGATAAACCAAACCAGAACGAACGATGCAGCGAATGCCAGAGCGTATTTCATGGGGTTACCTCAGTCGTATTGCATAGCGACCGCGCCGAACACGCCATCCTCGAACGTGATGTTTGCAGTCTGGGTCGACGCGAACCACAGCGACACAACGTCGCCGGCATCGAAATGGTGGTACCCGAATGGCGTCAGTGTGTGAGACTCTCCCGCGTTGCGCAGGAACACCTTAGGCCTACGTCCCAGGCCGATCACTCCATTGATCCCGAATTTTATAGCGAGAGAGGTGTTGTTTACGCTGGACGCCAGCGACTCCCATGCCTCGATTCGATAAATTCCGGATTTATCAATCGTGAAGGTGTTGGTCTGCTGAGTGATCCCGTTGTTCTCGCCGTCGGGCGTGGCGTTGAATATCCCAGTGATCTGTATGTAATCGCTGTTTGTGGATAGCGTTGAATCAACTGCGGCGGTTATGGCGATAACGGTTGTATTGCCAGTGATTGCCCGCTGACCGTAGTCGGTCGCCGCTGCCGGCGTGCTGGCGAAGTTCAGCCAGGCAGAGCCAGTCCAGACGTATAGCGTGTTTTCGTCCCGAACCCATATCCGCATGCCTTCCTGCCGCGCGCCCATGGTGATCGGCGTGCCGGCAGACGTTTCGCCAGGGATGAAGTCCCAGGCCGTGCCGCTCCAGATCGTCACGCCGTTGGCGCGCCCTGCCCATGCGCCAGTCGGGGCAGTTCCGATAATGTAACTGTCGCCGATTGTTGGGCTGCCGGGCGGGTCGTTGACGCCTCGATCTATCACGCCGTTGGTGACGGCCTGCAATAGCAGGAGGGCTTCATTGTGTGTGACCTCGGGCTGACCCTGGCCAGCGTCGATGAACGGGATGCCTAAATCTGCTGACGTTGTCATATTGCCTCACACGATTGATATGGCCGGGAACCCGCGGCCTCGAACTGCGCTCATCTGGAACACGCGCAATGATACCGGATTGCCGGGAGTCAGGCCGTCCGTGGTTTGCTCTGCCGCGCTGTAGCTGATCGTCGGCGCGGTCGCGGTGATAGTGCGCACGACGCTGGCGCCGCTGTAGATGTCCACCTCGTACGCCTCTGTCTCTTCGCCCAGCGGCACAGGGCCAGCCAGACCGGCAGAGCGCAGGCGTGAACGACGTACCCAATCAACCGTGAGGTTGTTGCTGCCATCCCGAACGCCAAGCACATGCACAGGCGACAGCGGCGTCATGCCTACCCCGTTGTTCGTGAACTGCTGGGCGGTCACGTCGGCCTGATCTGTCAACAGGGAGACTGGCTTGTAGTCGCGTTCAATCTCCCAGTCTGCCGGCCCGAAGTCCGATCGGCCCATGGTGCTTAGGTTGAGCAGAACAAAAACCTCGTTGGCGCCATGGATACCGACGTTCGCCTCAGTGCCAAGCCGGCCACGCAGCAGGTCGCTCAGCTCATAGGTGTTGGCGCCTACCAGGGTAGCCGTGGCGAACTGCGCTATCTCGCCGTTCTGGCCGTCCTCATCGCCAAGCAAGAATGCGTTTGCGCCGTTGAGAACCTGCGCTTCAGTCACGCTTTCGAGGGTATGGCTCGTGTACTGCATCACGACCGTCAGCGTGTTGCCGCGATCCCAATAGGCGGTTGGCCCGGATGGCAGCGCAGACGCAACGTCACCGATGCGCGTCCTGACGATCACGTCTGACATGTTGGTATAAGTCGTGCCGCCGTCAGATGAGCGCAGGATGTTTGCCCCGCGCCAGCCGGTGCTTGGTGCGGTGACAGCCCAGTAAAAACCAGAGTTGTCGTCGAGGTCGCGCAGGATCGGCGCGTCCATCAGGATCAATCGTGTGACGCCGGGGAATCGAACGCTGTTATCGGGAAGCCTGCCGGCAGTGCCATCGGCGGTTGAGTTGTACAGTTCAGGGTCGTCGCGCTGTACCTCGGCCTCGATCACGCCATTGTCGCCGCGGTTCATGCGCAGCAGCTTGTACGGCACAACCTGATCTGACACTTGGATGCCAAGCACGTCGCCAGGATCGCGCCTTACCCATGTGTCATCGACCTTGAACGTTGCTGATTTTCGCGCCGCCCACGGCGACCAAAGCAACCGGTCAGCAATGCGCCGCCCTTCATCCACGGTAAGCGTCAGCGGGAACTGCACCGATTCAAGGTTCTCGGTTGCGCCTTGGTCACGGATGGCGCGCTGCGAGTTAACCTGATAATCAAGCGCAGGATCGGCAAAGCTTACCGTCATCTGCTTTGGCAGCTCGACAGTAGATAGCGTGCTGTGCCGTATTGGATCGGTGGGATTCTCGTTGGCTTGGTGGCATCCCATCTGGTCAATCGAGATAGTGGCCTTCATCCCGCGCGCGCGCTTCACAAAACGAATCTGCCCGCGCTGCTCTGCCATATCGAAGTGATAGGCCATGCCGAGCGGGGCAATTGCGCCCGAGCCGTTGGACGGCCTGGCGATCACGTATCCGCTGACAAGGTCAGTCAGTCCGATCACCGATGTGTTTTCCACGCCAGCGCGCCCGCAAATGTCGTGAACTACCTGGCTCAGCGCAATAGTGGTGTCTGCCTCAAGCTCAACCTCGACGTTTGGCAGGCGATTGCCGAAGTCAGCGAGTTGCAAATTCTTGAACGAAACGTGACAGATTCCGCGGTAAGCCGGCACGGCGCCGACGCCCTCAATGGCCTCGACCATGGCATCAGCAATCTGCGTGGTTGTGCCTGGCCAGAAGTGCATTTCATCGAAGACGACATGTGTGCCCATGTCCTTGGTGTAAAGCATTCCGTTCACGGCATCGTATGTCGGCAGCAGGAACGGCGACCCAACAGCATCAGCGATGTTGAAAACCAGCTTGTTGTTCATCCAGACGCGGCGGATCTGGCGGCCAGGTCGACCCATGATCGCCATGTCGAACGAAAGGCTGTAGGTGTAGGTGGTGCTGGTCGAGCCACCACCCCCGCCCTTGCCGCCAGACTCTTCTTCGTTCTCTGCTTCAATGAGGCCGGTTGACCAGATGACGTTGCCTGACAGCCGAGTGTTGGGGCCATAAGCTAGCGTGATCGGATCACCGTATGTTGACGTGATGACCTTTTTGTCATCGAGCCGCGGGCCTTCAACGTTCGGCCCTGACGGTGGGTCCACCAGCCCGCCCAGGCTGTAGCCAATAGAGAACCCCTGGAATGCCCCTGCCGGGCCGCCCACGAAAAAGCCGATGACGCCACCAACGACGCCACCAACAATTTGACCAGCGGAAGAATCACTCATTGGTCAGCCCCGGATATCTCCACCAAGATGATACCCTATCGGCCCACTCAAGACTTAGGCCATGCTCCACTACGCGCTTGGCGTGACTCAGAGAATGGATGATCGTCGGGCCGCGATCCCCGTCAGCCAAGATCGCCAGATGCATCGGCATATCCTCGCGCCACTGGATCCACGCGATGTCCCCCGGCAACTGCTGGCCGTCCTCAATTGGCACAAGGAACGTGCGCATCCCTTCGGCCATCCGGCGCGGACTCGGCAGGCGACCGTAGGCGTTAAACCGTTTCCATTCGGCGTGCAGCGGTGGCAGCACGTCGCACGCAAAGCCAACGCCACGGATGAGCCCCACGCAATCCACGCCCACGCCGATCAATGCGGCCTGATGGTGATAGGGCGTCATCAACCAACGGCGAGCTTCTGCGACTATCTCAGCGCGCTTGTCCATGGCTACCCCTTGGCGTCTGGTGATGCAAGGATGCTGTCGCCGCCAGGCACCATCGGGAACCCGCCGAAGTCCAGCATGTCGGCGTTGAACACAAGATGATCGGCGGTTGATTTGTCGCATCCTGGCGTTGCATCGTAGGTATCGCCAAGCGCAATCGGGAATAGCAGCGCTTCCCACAGGATGAACTGGCCGGCGACGAAATCTTTTATCTCCGAGATTGCGCCAGCGTTTGGCCCTCCAGTCCAGACCAGCCGGCCAAGGCTGAAGTAAGTGTCTGCCTCGGCACGCGTGCTGTCTGTGAATATCCGGCGCGTGGCGCTGGTGGATGCGTTCGGGATCGCAGTGCTTGTGACACTACCGGATACCGTTAGCGGGGCAAGATCAACCGGACAGCGCGAGTCCACCGAATTGCCGAAGCCATACCGGCAGGATGGCGTGTAGGTTTCGAGCAGTGCGCGCTGCTGAAGCTGTGCGCCAGGCGTCAGAATCTCCTGGCTGAAACTTGTCTCGCCGTGACCATTAGCCCCGGTCACGCCACCCATGAGGCGGAACGGAATTTCCCCGCCTGAGTTATCCCACGGCACCATCCACACTTCAATGTTCGCGCCATCGAACAGGCCATTGTAAAGGTCTGCCTCGCTCACCCCGCCATCTGACAGGATGCCCTGCAACTCCATGTTGCCGGTTACGCCAACGATTGTGGAGAGCTCAACAGCGGAAGCCGCCAGACTGTTGCACGGCTCATGCACGATTCCGCGAAACGTCAGCGGGCGGTCAAGGGACGTAAAGGCATACACTTCGCCATCAGTGCGCGTGATCGTCCAGCACTGCGCCCAGCGCGTCAGGCAGTTGACTTGATCGGCGAGTACCAGCGCGGCCACTTGGGTGATGCGCGTGCCTGCTTCGAATTCTGCCAGAGCAAGCAAAGTCGCCTGCGTCAAGCGCGCCTCTTCAGACTGCGGCTCGCCCAGCACTAGCAATGCGGCCTGCGTTATGCGGGCCATCGTATCAACGCCTTCCTCTCCAAGTACCAGCATGGCAAGTTGCGTCATGCGTGCGTCAGCTTCCGGCGCGTCCAGCACAAGCATGGCCGCCTGAGTCATGCGTACTGCTGGCGATACCGGGAATACCGCGTCATCGCCAGCAGTACCAACGGCCACGGCATCATAATCCCGTATACCAGTTGTTGCGATATTGCCGACGCCAAACCAGCCAGCGCCTGCAATGGTTGAATCAGTGCGCTCTATCGTCCATGTGGACGGCTCTTGGTCGTGATCGCCAATCCAAATTTTTGCTTTTAGTGCATCCGCCCGCGCTTGGAAGCGAAGCCAATACCATTGGTTTGCGAGGATGTTTCCGAAGCTTACCGATGCGCCAATCGCGGACAGTGTCCCCGCATTTAGCAATGATATTTGGACTTGATTGCCGGTGTTGTTTCGGAACAGATAGCCGGTTTCAGTTGCTGCGCCGCCTGACGCGCGGAGAATCAGCGAAAACTGATCGGCTGCTACAGTTGCGGACGTGCGAAACCGAACAAGAAGTTCGGTGTTTGTGTCGCTGCCAGATGCGGGCGTATCCCATGACAGCAGTCGGCGCGCCGTAGTGGTGCGAGTATGCTCTAAGTGCTTGCCGCGTATATCGTTTGCGGCGTCTTCCTGCACCGCCCACGTTTCGCCGGTAGTGACCCATCGCGACGTCCAGTCGCTTGGCTGGACGCCGGTTGTGTATCCTTCGAAATACGTATAATCCTGCGCCATGGTTATGCCGTCCGGTCGGCTTTAATCAACAGCGCGTCAACCTCCGATACAGTGAAAGGCGCAGCGCTTGCCGGGTCTATTTCGAAAACATCTTGCCTGTAGGTATAAATCTCGGTCATTGGCGTGTCGGTGCCTGCGGTTTCCGACGCGCCACTGATTACCGACATTTGCACGTTCGCCACACCAGCCTCTGTTTTGCGGCTCATGTTTACCAGCACCACACCGCTGATTGCGCTGATGCCAGCAGGCAGATTATCCATGCCAAATTCGGATGTTGGCGTTGGCGATCCAGGCAGCCCGGCAGAGATATAGGTAGTGTCGCCGTCCGGGCTTGCCTCATCGATAGCGCCGAACCCAGTCGCCGACCCGACAGGCGTCCAATCGGCCTGGATGGTATCGGCAGTCGGGAACAGCGTTATCACTCTGCGGTCGCCGAGGAAAGAGTTGTTGAAGCTACCTGTACCGTCGTAGCAGAATACGTCATCGATAAAGCCTGTCGATCCGCCGCTACCGGCAGCGCCACCAATACCCACCTGGCTAGACTCAACCAACGCAGAAGCCACAGTATCCACACCGGTCAGGCTAAGCACAGTGACCCCGTTTACGCGAACCTCTACCGTTCCGACTGTCTGACTGAAGAAAACAATACACTCTACGTGCTGGTATGCCTCTGCCGTTATCACGGGCGATGCTGTTACCCCAAGCAGCGTGCCAGCATCGATAGAGCCACGATACGCCGATATCGTTCCAGTGGTGTCAGTGCCGATGGAGACTTGTATCGTATTACTGGCATCCCTGAAATCAAACAATCGCGCGCGCCGCGCGGTGCCAGGCAACGCTGTGTAATAAAATGCGGCCCCTACTCCAACGGTAGTTTTTGCGCCGCCCAAAACGCGGCGAAGAAAAGATGCGGTAGCCGGCCACGCCATGGAATAAGTACCGGTTCGCGGGTTGCTGGTGGACAGCGTCCATCCTGCGCCATTGACCTCGGCCCATGCGCCTTCTGTCAAATTACCGAGTACGCCGTAATGATCCCATCCATCGCACCAGAGCAACATGGGTTAATCCTCAATCACACGGCCGAACTTCAACAAACGTGAGGTCTGCGAATCCGCCAAGGCCAAAGGTTCGAACGACTCCATCAAAAGAATCGTCCGCTTCAAATCGTACTTCAACGTCATACAGATAGCCGGCCCGAATTATTTGCCCTGGGCTCGGCGCGTAGCTGAATTCAATCTCACCAGTCAGGCGATCCACGGTGTAGGTCATGGCTGGCGAGAACGTTGCAGGGTCTGCGCCGGCCACGGTCACGATGGTGGTACTGACGACCGGGTGAAAGATGTCACGCGTGTAGGTCTGGACGCCGCGCGTGTAGGTCTTCTTGAGCTGGAACACCAGCGAGAAGCCGTCACCAGTTCCGCATACCTGATCAAGCCCGGTCACTGCCGGCACGGTGTTAGGCGCCAGCAGTGCAACGCTAGCGAAGTCGAGCGGGTCACGGAACGGCCAGGTGTGCACGGGGCCGCGCATGACAAGCCAGTGGTCGCGGATGCCCTCGAAAATATCCTGTTCGCGCACAGCCTCCGGCAACTGGTAGCGGTGTAGCGGATGCTCCCAGCGCTGGTTTACGCGCTCGGCCCCGCTGTCCACCATCGTGATTGAGGTAGACCACCGCGGCGACGAAAAGCATGGATAGCCTGGCACGCAATCAGAAATGTACTCATCCACAAAGCGCGTCATCCGCCGATCCCTCTTTTAACTGCGTTGCCCACCTGGCGGCGCGATGCGCGGAAGCTATCGGCGTCTGGCGTGCTGATGTACATGTTGACGCTGGTTCCACCCATGCCGGCAGTCTCGCGCGCATTCATGACGTTACCGCTGGATCCCGGCACCATCAGTTCAGGGCCACGCTCGCCGACAAGGTACGGCTGGCCTCCCGTTACCGGGCCGCCATCTGCGCGGGCGCCGAACATCCCTGCAATTGAGCCGATGATTCCAACGGTGCCGCTTGTTCCGCCACCTCCACCCCCAAGCCCGCCAAGCGTCTTCATGAATTCAGCGGCAAGCAACTCGGCGCCCATCCGGCGAATCATGGTCACAAAGCCGTTAAGCATCCCGTCCAACCCATCAGAGAATGGATCAAAGAGGAAGTCCGCGAGGCTGCTCTGAATCGACTTCAGTGCGTTGTCGGCTGCGTTCTTTGTTGCCTGCGCCCACTCATCACCCTTGATGATCGCCTCGTCATAAGCGCCGCCTGCTTGCTCGATGGCGCGGTTATAGGTTTCTTGGTTGATCGCGCCAACGGACAATTCAGAATTCAGATCGGCAATCGTTGCTTGGTACTGCTCGAGCGGCGTGCGCAATGCTTCGGTACGCTGCTTTCCGCTCGCCATCGCGTCGTCAAAAACTGCCTGATGCTTTGCGGTCGCCTCAGTCGTGGCGCGCATCTGTTCAAGCTGATCGGTGAGGCTGATCAACTGCGCCTTGTATTGCTCAGCGCCAGCGCCGGCCGTCATGAACGTGGCAGCCAGATCGCCCTGTGCAATGCGGTAGCGGAGAACTGCGCCTTCGCCTTGCTCATAGGTAGCGGTCTGCTGCTGCAACTGCTGCACCATTCCGGCAATTGTCTGCATTGCAGAGGCTTGCTCTTGCGCTGCCTGCTTGGCGGCAGTGCCCATGCCCTTGAGTGCATTCGCTACGTCAGCACCGCCACCGGTAATGCTAGATGACGCGACATCGATAGACTCGGCCGTGTCGCTCCACACCTTGTCGATCAGTTTGCCGTCCTTCTCCATCTGGTCGGTGATGTCGGTGAAGGTCTGACCAAGGATAGCGCCAGCCTGGCCGGTAGCAGTCGTACCATCCTTCACGCCCTTCAGTCCAGAAATCAAAGTGCCGAGCGGCCCCATGGCGCTGAGCGCTACCCGCGCGAAATCAACCTGATCGATGGCAGCGGCAAGGCCGGCAATCGCAACGCCGACAGTTTGGAACGTACCCTTGACCAAGATCGCGGCAGAGATAAGCAAGCGGAAGCCGGTAACCAGCGAACTGGACGCGCCCTCCATGGTGTTGGCGTCCTTGGCCGCCTTGACCAATTCGTCAGACATATTGGCGAGAAGGGGAGTCAGTTGCTGAACGGCTTGCAACATCGCCCCACCAGCCACCTTTTGCAGCCGGCTCAGGTTGTCGTTGAATTGCTCGGCGGCCTTGGCAGCTTTCCCGCTGATGGTCTGGCCGAGCGCGTCGGCTTCCTCGCGCGCTGACTTGATGGCAGCGGCGCCACCATTCAGCAGCGGGATCAGGTCAGCCCCGGATTTGCCAAAGATGTCCATCGCCAGCGCGGTCTTTGTCGCGCCGTCGCGCATCTTCGAGAATCGCTCAGCAAGATCCGAGAACACATCATCGGACGAACGAAGCGAGCCGTCGGTATTTTCGACCTCTACGCCAAGCGCAGAGAACGCCATCGCCGCTTTGCTGGTGTTGGTGATGACCGACTCGGACATGGAGCGATTGAGCTTCTGCATCGACTTGTCGAGGCTGTTGCTCGCCACGCCGGCAAGGTCTGCGGCGAAGCGCAGTTGAGACAGGGATTCGGTTGTGAGGCCGATCTTCTGCGCAGCCTTGGACGTATCGTCTGCGAGGTCGATAGCCTTCTTGGCCATGTAGGCCAGGCCAGTACCGGCAGCAACAGCGGCAGCACCGAGAACTGTGCCAATCTGTTTGGCAGTGGCGCCGGCCGACTTGTCGAAAGCCGACAGCTTGCGCTTGGCCTGATCAAGCTCCTTTTGGAACTTGAGCGACTCAGCTTCAAGCCTTACGACCAGCTTCGCCAGATCGGTCATGCATCACCCCGTTTTGCCACAGACTTTAGCGTTGCAAAAAACTTGCGGCGGTTGTCGCTGAATTTCTCGTCTCGCGCCACCAGCAGGAAGTCCTGATAGGTGATCGCTCTGGCACCTTTGCGGCGGTGGGGATTCGAGACTGCTGCCGCGATCAACCCGGCGTGCATGTTGTCCCGCAACTGCCCCCACGGCTCGACAACGTAGTACGCCTCCCAGGCGCGCAGCTCGTTGAACGACATACCAGCGCGCAACTCTGCAACGGTACGACCAAGGGCCAGCGCTAACCGGTGAACAAACCGCTCTTCAGCAGTTAGCGCTATTCGTTTTTTGCGTCGTCACCCAAGCCGCTGAGCTTCAAGATTGCCTTGGTCAGATCCTGCACAAAGTCGGCGGACGCCTCGGCCAAACCTGCGGCCTGATCTTGCGTAAGCAGTGGCGCCTTGGTATCCGGGCAAACAACACCATGCAGGATGACGCACACGGCGGCGGCGGTCGGGTTGTCACGAACAGCAGTCACGAACGCATCGCGACCAGCGAGCGACAATTCACGGATCAGAAGTTCCGACCCGCGAACTACAATCTTCTCTGTCTTCAGCGCAGCAGCAGCCAGCAGACCAGCAGCATCAGTAATCATGCGGGCACCGTGATCGAGTTGATTTTCACGCCGAAGATGAAGGTGTTGCGATCATCAACGACCGGGCCGATACGCCAGGACAGGCAAGCCACGTTCAGGATGTAGCGCTCTGCCGGGCTGATGTTCTCGTCGTCGATGGCGAGGTTGACCGTGCTTTTGTTGATCACGGCATCGCGCAGCGCTTCTTGGATCGCGCTGTTCGGGATGTGGTTGCCCTGGAATTCAATCTCCAGACCATCCGCCAGTCCGGCCGCATACCGTCGCGAGCCTCCGTTACAGAACGCGGTGATTTCCACGAGGTCGTTCGTTTCCCCGAATTCAGGGATGTTGAACACCTCACACCATTCATTGGTGAAAGCTTCAGGACTGGCACCGTCACCCAAGTAGAACTTGAAGTTGCCAATCGTGCCTTCTGCGATTCCATCAACTGCCATGATCAAGCCCTCTTACAGTGATCTGTGCCAGAAGGCCCAGGATTGCGATTGACGATAAAGACCCGGCTCAATGTCGGACAAGTCTATCTCGTTTTCCAAAAATACCTTTGGCACCTCGGTGCCAACCATGTCGCCTTCGAAGTTCTCCAGCGCAGCGGTCACCGCATTTGCAAGCGTGACAGATTGCAGGTACGTCGTCGCGTAACTGTCAATCTCGACGCGCGTCATCAGCAGCCCATCCACGCCACAGAACAACTGCTGCCGGTCGCGGCCCTGCTTATTGTACACGATGCACGGTTGCACACCACTCTGCGGAATGATGCCTGGGTACACGCGCTTGACCACCAACGCAGTTATGCCGGCATTGGTGGACAGGTACGAAAACAACGAAGCCTCGAAGCTCATTTTCTAGCCACTCGATTGATGACGCGCATGAACGCCCGGTGAAACTCGGAAATCTGTTTGTCAGTGGTCGCCTCGAAAGCAGGGCGCAGCCACGGCTTGCCGCGAGACGTTGACTTGCCGCGCTCCAACTCAACAAACTGGACGGCATAGAACGCTTGAGCTCGAACCCCGACCACGGCGCCGACTGCGCCTGTCCGCTTGTTGGCGTAGGTCTTGACGACGATAGACCGGCGAGCGAACCCAGGCGATACCAGAACCTTGCGATAGGTGCGGTGCGCAATCGAGCCAACAGGGATGCGGGCCTTCGCCTCTTTGGCTATGACGTTGCCAGCAGAGCGGGCGGCGGCCATCAACACCTTTGCCTGCGCCATGCCCTTGAGTTGGTCGAACTTGCGCAT